TGGGCGCACTCCTCGGAAGCCTCGGCGCATTTGTTTCTTACCTCATCTGACGATACGACATCATGGAAGCGATAATTTCACTTGACAAACTTTACCTATTCCTCGGTGTATTCCTCGCCGTGTGCATCTTGGTAATCACAGCCATCATGCTTGACCTTTGGGACGGAGTCCACACGGCGAAGAAAACCAATCAGCGCGTACACTCGCACAAACTGCGCGTGACCATTGCCAAGATGAGCGAGTATTGGCGGTTCATTCTCATAGGCTTTCTTGTAGACTGTCTCGGTATATTCTTCTCGTTCTATCCCATGCCATTCGTGACTATCCTTTTCGGAGCCGGGCTAATCGTGGTTGAGGCCAAGAGTATGTTTGAACACGCCAACCGAAGAAAAAGCCACATGACGGAGTTGCCCGACATCATCAAGAGCATAGTTGAGTGCGCCCACGAAAAGGACGCGCGGAAGATAATCGAGCAACTCACCATAGCCAACGACACATCCAACCATCACTGACTGAAATATGATAGTACTTATTGACAACGGCCACGGGAACGACACGCCCGGCAAGTGCAGCCCCGACCGCAAACTGAAAGAATACCTCAAAAGCCGGGAGATAGCACGCAAATTAGAAACGGCCTTAAATCTCCGTTTCGTTAACGCGTATCTGCTTGTAGAGGAAGATAAGGACATCAGCCTCGCCGAGCGGTGCCGCAGGGCAAATGCTTACTGCGACAAGTACGGCAAAGAAAATGTATTGCTTGTTTCAATCCACTGCAATGCCGCAGGTGGAGACGGCAAGTGGAAGAGCGCAGGAGGCTGGTGCGTCTATACCTCGCCGGGCAAGACCAAAGCCGATGACCTTGCCACGGAGTTGTGGAACGCGGCCCATGACGGACTCAAAGACTACATCGACCGCTTCCCTCTCTTGCAGGCGCAGGGCGCATACGACAGCAGGCAGAAGCCTATCAGAGCGGATTGGAGCGATGGTGACCCCGACTATGAGGCACGCTTCTATATCCTCGTCCATACGAAATGCCCTGCCGTGCTGACGGAGTCACTTTTCCAAGACAACAAGGCCGACTGCGATTTCCTGCTTTCCGATGAGGGTACAGACGCAATTGTGAAACTCCACACCAATGGAATTATCAACTACATCAAAAAGGTCAAGAAAGCATGAAAGATTTTTTCAAAATCCTGCTCATCGTTGTGGTGAGCCTCATGGCAGGTGCATACCTGCATCAGTGCCAATCGCCTCACTCCGACAGTCCCCCCGGCTGTGAGTCGGACACCACAACGTATATAGACACCATTCCCTACATCGAGCCTGCCCCGGAGTCATCAACCCCGAAAGGCTACATCAGCGTGACTGTCCCTGCCCCCATGCCCGGCCACGGCGAGAGAGCGGACAGCCTGCCCGACATCAGAGCGGACACCGCAGACCAGATGTGCGCGACCATTTCTGTCGACAACCCCGACAGCCTGACATTACAGCTGCCAATCACGCAGAACGTCTATAAGGACGAGGACTACACCGCATACGTCAGCGGAGTATATCCGAGCCTTGACAGCATATTCGTATATCCCAAACGAGAGGTAGTGACGATAAAGAAGCCTCCCAAGCGTTGGCATATCGGCCCAACAATCGGGTTCGGCGTTACACCCAAAGGACTGCAACCCTACTTCGGGGTCAGCGTTACATATTCAATAATTTCATTCTGACATGGAAACAATCAACATCACAATATTCAGAGATGACGTGTATGAGGAAGTGGCCAAGGCCACGGACTACACAGGCTCTAAACTGATTGACGGCGATGAGGGCGCACGCGACCGCATCCTCGCATCGGATGATGACCTCGCAGGACTCGGCAGGTTTTGGGAAGAAACAATCTCGGCCTGCAACGAGAGCCTAAAGGAGATGCTTGTATCGGGCAAGACCAAGCAGGTTGACGCATTCACGATAGATGACATCACATTCCAACCCATCGTCCGTCCTGCCGTTGATGATGTTCCTGTTCTCCATGACGGAAACACAAACGCCGCTCCCTCGGCATTGCCGACTTTCCCTTACCCCGTGGTCAGCAAGACGGCCTACGATGCCGTCATAGAAGTCAGCAAGTCATTTGACAAGACACTGACCGCAAGCGTTCAGTCAACCCTGCGCAGTTACTTTATATCCTCCATCATCGGCCAATGGTTCAAGTTTGCCAACAAGGGGGAGGCAAAGGACTACTTCATGCAGGCCGCCGAACTCATGGACGCGACCGAGCGACTGCTGTACAGCCGCCGAAAGCCGACACGCCCCACCGACTAATCACTTTTAATTTTTATAACCATGCCCGGAACAACTTTAGGCGCGAAGAAATCCGTAACCGCCACCATCAAAATCTCTTGGTTGCTCTATGACATCATGAATGAAACGTTCCTGCGCGGACGTACCATTCAGAACAAAGACAACCACAAAGAGGTTGCAAGTATGTTCGCCTCCGAGGACGAGGAGAACCGCGAGAAAATCCTGCGTTCCATCAAGCGTGCGTTTGCCGAGGTGCAGACCGAACTCGGAGAGTATCTCAACGAGAACGGCACTACCACCGACAACAGCCACTATGACGGAAGCACCGACCTTGTGCTGAACCTCACCATGCCGAGCAACTTCAACGAAGCCGCTACGACAGGCGTAGGCGAGGCTGTCCATGCCTATCTCGCCAACTCGGCCATCGCCGATTGGTACATGGTGACCAACAAGGCCGACGCAGACCAATACTATGCACTTGCCGCCAAGAACATGGAGTTAATCCGTCAGACCGTCAGCAAGCGCAGCCGACCGACCAAACCCTCCGACTAAACTTAACCGCTATGAGTTGCTTTTTGGAAGAAGAGGACGGAATAACAAATGCCGTGCTGATGTTCAAGCGCGACCAACTGCTGTATGACATAGGAAACTATGCCTATGTGGAGGGAAGCGTGATGGATACCGAGAGCAACCACAAACGCCACATGGTGCAGGATGTCACGGAGGAGGGCAATGTGGACCGGATGACGCGCGTGCTTGACCTTACCATAGCCAAGTGTCGGGAAACGCTCTATCCCTACACGAAGCATGGCATCCACCGCCCCGAACTCGATGACAAACTGAAAGAAGTCCCGACCTATGGGATAGTCCTAAGTGTGCCGACCCAGTTCTCGCAGACCACGCTGAACCTATTGGAGAAACTCATCCATGAGTATTTGGTGTGTGAGTGCGTGGCCGATTGGATGAGCATCACCAACCCTGCCAAACAGCAGACGTGGAAAGACAAGGCCGAGGACGCAATCAGCGAGGTAAGAACCTGTCTGCTGACACGCATGGCGAGAGTGCGCAGACGTAGCCATCCATTTTAGTTTAGTCAATCCCAAAACGAGGGGCCGCTGTGCATCACGCATGGCGGCCCCTCTTGCTTACAATAGATTGAAGTAGTATGTTATCTCGGCTGATTTGTCAGTCGCGGTGTAAACTGCACTGACGCGCCGTATATGCTTTCGCCCGGAGCGAGATTGCACAGCAGGGCAATACGGAAATACTTGTATGGTGTTCCCCGGAAGCCTCGCAGGTAGTGGTCTTTGCTCGACCATACCAAGTGCCAATTGATGAGGTCGCGCGAGCCGTAGAGGACGGATTTGACATTGCCCTTGGCAAAGTTGCCACGCTGAATGATGCTGTCAATCGTCTTGTGGATATTGACTGCATCAAGATTGAGAGGGCGAGTAACGGCAAGTCCCTTAGTTGCTTTGCCGTCCATAGCAGAGAAATTCAACAATGCTCCATCATGGTCAACAGCGAGAGCCTCGGGATATGAATTAATCCCGGCCTCAATGGAAGAATACATCATGCCCCACGCCCTTGATTTAAGAGAGTAGACATAAGCGTATGTGTACTTAGGGTTATACACAATAACTCTCTGATGCACATAATCGTAAAGCATACCACACTCAGATATGAAATCCAAGAATGGCACAGTAGGCAGACAAGTATCTGCATCATGCCCAAGCATGGCGTGCAACTTATCCATACCGGGCAGTTTTCTAATATCAAACGGCTCATTTGAATTTATCACATTTGAAATACATTGGGTCTGCGAGCCGGAGATAAGCATTATTCCTCTATCAGTAGCGAATAATACAGCACTATCCATTTGCAGAGGGTCAGTATTTTCAAGAATAACATCACGAGTAATAGGCTGACGAGCCGAATATGAACCCGTAGATGAAACCTCCAATGCCCAAACTCCTTCATCGGTAAAGGCGTAAAGAGGGAATTGACCGAACTGACCCTCTGACAAAGCCTTTGCGGCTGTTGAGATGGCCATAATTTTCCCTGTGCCGACGGTATTAATTCCAAGTACCGGGAATATGTAAGGATTGTTTACCTCAGATGTATAGACTTTATTGAATACATCAATGGTCCGGTCTGCCAAGTTTGATTGTTGGGGGCGGCCCTGCGGAATACCTGTCGGCTCTTCCCAACCGCCAAAGTAGAAAGCACCATTTAGAAAACCATGTGGCTCTAAGTTCACAACAAGGTGAGGCATATCTATATAGTCAGTACGGATTATCACAGCCTTGTATGCGTTGATGTTCGGATAATAGAAGAACAAGAGAGGTGTGTTATATCCACAGCTGCCACCGCTACCATAAACTACTATATCTTTCCCATCCTGCTTGATATACACAGCCACCATCACACCAATTCTCCTATCAACAGTAGTAGGTGAATCGTCAGCCCAATTCATGACATAGCCGTCAGAGAAGTTAAACAGAGAATATCCGTCAAACTATAGTACTCCCCGTTTTTCGACAGGGGGTTAAACTTCAATAATTTTCAGAACAAAGGGAGAAGCGGCGGAGGCCAA